AACGTGATTATGTAATTACGCAACCGTTTCGGAAGCGAGAAGAGTCTTTTTGACGCTGAAGCTTTAGCGCGGTACCCATAACCTAGGACAGATAGCATCTGCCCAAAAGTTAATGAGTACTTACGCACAAGCTCCAGTAGGCCAGCTAGGGATAGCCGGCCCACCACAAACTCTGTAAAAGGAACCATCGAGACGTTCACTCCGTTGAGGAATGTCCGTTTCGCGAATTCCATTGCAGTGCCTGATGTTGAGATCAGAGATTTATGATCTCCAATCCCGACGTCTAAAGCCTTCATGATTCCGGCGTATTGCTTAGCGACACAGTCACGCGCTATAACTACGTCGTCTCCCAAGACGGCGTAGCCCTCGTACCATGGTTTACCAGCGGTAAGCACGCCCGCCTTAAAGGCGGACCACTGAACGATTGCATGGTGTAGAAAAGCCAGCATCGCCCATGAACTGAGCGCACCCATAGGTTGCCCGGTAGCATACTGGACAAATCCCAGCTCAGAGACGGTTTGTTTAGGACCGTTCCCGAACTTGATTGTCTTGGGACAGTGGTACTTCCGACCAACCATAAGGCAACCCCACAGCTCCGCCCCCCAACTTGTTAAGAAAGGGGACAGTAGTACTTTTTGAAGTACGATAGGCAAACGATCGGTGGCGGCTGACAAGTCAAATGAATACAAGGAAATTGGTTTCGAGAATTTCTTCTCGTTAGCATCTTTCCAAGCAAACAAATGTCTTATCGGACGCTCCTGATCGAATGTCCCATCCTGTGGTATTCGCTCCAATAGCGAAAAGATCGCTTTGTGAAGGCGATCGAAAAGCCATTGTGTCCATGGGTCGACCATGGCAAACACCCGGACTTTACCGGCTGGTTCCGGTTTGAACCCAAGTTTCCCAAGCCAATTAGTTGCTTCGAACGGGCATGAAGGCCCACCCGGGGATAAGGGAAGAGAATCTTCCCAAACCCACAACTCTTTGGCCCAAGATTCTATTCGGTTCAGCACCCACTGATTACCAGTCATTTTACACCAATTTTGCAAAATTGGGTATAGAGGACTGTGTAACCATGTGTATGCTGAAGCCAAAATAGATGCGGGTGAAGTGCTCTGAGCTCCGCTCAGAACATTATCACCCCGCACCGCGGGTCCAGACTTAGAAATCAGGAACGGTTTAGCCCGGAGTGACTTCATAAATTCCAATGGACCATCGCCCTCTTCACTCCAAAGTGCGTCGGTTACTGATCCATCCCTATGGAACAGTTTCTTCAACACATGGGTGAAGTGGTTGAATACGAATTGACTAAATTCGTATGTCATAAGAGGGTCTCCACCGTACTCTTGAGTGATAGTACCTATCTTCACCTTTCCTGGGAAATCTAATACTCGGTATAAACCGAATAAAGTTGCCCAGAATCGGATAGTCCAGGTATTACCATCTCGAATACGTGCCCGATGAAGGGCTGGAATTATTGAAGGCATCCCACCATGCGTTCGACCGACTCGGGCCCCGAAAGGCGTCAAGTCGTGTAGTCGTTGGCCGCCGACCACCTGCTGGAGCATGGAGGAACAAGCCTTGAGATAAATCACAAGGTACTTGATCCCCCCATGTTTGTACAGTCGATGGTAAGTAGCCAACGTAGTGATTACCACTTTGACAACTGAAAGGTTAACTCTCCGTCCCAGAAGTGATATACATCCTAAAATGTGTACCACAGCTGGACGCCCAAGTTTTACCTTGAGCATGGCATTAAGAGACGAATAGGAGCTTAGCAGTCGAGAATACGCACGACCAAGCGTTCGCTTGATGTTTGTGTTTATTGTCACTGTTAAGTTTATACTATTCACTCTTAAACTTCGGTTTCCTCTTGCGAGGGCCGCAGCCAGCCTTGGAAGGCTTTGGTGAGTGAAACCAATCAGGCTTCACTTGGCTAATCAGCACCACCGAGTTTGACCCCGGGACCTGATCACGCACAATGCTTTTCAGCTACTGCCATAACTCCCCATACCGGCTGGACTAATCAGTCTTCCCTGTTACGGGTAACCGCCTCCAGATCACCATGAGCGCCAGCGTTACCCTCGTATTGAGGACTAACTCTTATCAGAGTTAGCCGCTGGTTGGACTATTCACCCAAGCCTGGGTCAGTAGCATCCAAGCATCGCTTCAGTTGGGGTTCGCCCTAAACTGTTGGTCTCTGCTTTCACCATGACACAGGGTTCTAAACCTGTGCTGTAGGTGAGTAGGCTTACGAGACTCAGCACTCTGATGTGACTGCTTCCCATTTCAGTGATATTTACATTGAGGTTCACAAC